CTCTTTACGATGAACTAGAAACTCATTTGTTATACAGTGAACCATGAGGTCAATAAATGTTGTATATGCAACAGGTGCTTCTACCTTTTTAGACCATGCTCCTCCGGCCTCATTTTCTACAGCATCCCATAGTGGCTTGAATCCACGTCTCATAAAGAAGAACATTCCAGATTCCCACGCTTCTTTTGAAATTGAATCTATAATTGTCCAGAATTGTTGAGGGGTACTAATATCTGCAATCTTGATGTAACTTTCAAAGGAATAATCCTTATTGTCGGGGTCATGATACCACAGAATCCAAGAATATTGGAGTTTTGTGGTGTCTATTTCTGAACCCATTTGTAATACTACTACTATAGTATCTATTTATATGTGAAACGGATTCGTTTTTAACACTATCGAATTTATACTAGTTATTACAATGAGCCTAACAGTTATACAAGTGTATTCGGTTCGTTCTGGAGCAAGACTTCCACTTCCCAAAAGTGTTCAAGATAACATTGCAAGGCTTCGAATTACTCCCGTAGCCTATAAGCCATTTCGTCCTCCACCAAAACATAACTCATACCGTCCTAGATATGAACCTAAATCAAGTGCTCCTGAAAACTGGAGAGAAAAGAGTCTTGTCGCATATGTTAGCAAATTAACTGATAAGGGAGATGCAGACTACTTCAATATGTTTGGCATCATGAACAAATTGTGTGCAGCAAACTTGGACAAGCTAGCACTAGAAGGTCTTGAAATTTTACGTAAACGTGACCAAGAGTTTCGCTTGCGTGTAACAAGTCTTATATTTGATAAGGCTATTTCCGAGCATATGTTTGCAGGAGTACTTGCGGATTGTGCGGTAGTATTCAATAAGGAGTTTCCAGAAATTTCAGAAGATTTTACGATGCAGGCAAAAATGTTTACAAAGTTATACGATATTAATACAACTCTCACATATCCTCAAGTAATGGAGCCAGACTATGACGATAAAGTTATTAAGTGGATGAAGCAAAAGGAAAAGCGCCGCGGATATGCAAAATTTCTAACCCATCTGTTTGTTCGCAGTCTTATAACGGAGGATGTTATGACATCTTCTGTAAAAGATGTAGTATCTGAAATGTCAAGTACCGCAAAACAACCAAGGAGTGACCAAACTGAAGAGAATACAACTCAATACGTGGACTTTCTATTCGAAAGTGCAAAGGTGCTTCCTCCATCTGCGAAGATTCTAAAGGAAACAATTAAAACTGGACTTGTAGAATTACTTGGACTACCCCGACCCGAGCTACCTAGTCTCTGCATGCGCTCTCGATTTCGTATGGAAGATACTCTAAAATGCGTTTAGGAATGGAAAGAACAAACAACCGATAGAAATAAATGGCCCTACCATCTGCAAGTGTTTTACTAAGAGCAGCACAGTTGGCTGTTGATGAAGATAAGCCAATCTATCTTGATTATTATCGCGACAGTCTCGAGAAAAAGTGTTGCATCGGAGTTCAGGTAGATAATACTAAGTATCTTGTTAAGTCTGATAGCGAGTATACTTCAACAATTCAAAGCGTTTTTACTTGTGAAAATTGTTACATTGTTGCAACTGAAAATAGCTTATACGTTCTTTCAAAGGATATTCCTGTAAAGAAGATTCTTGGGTCTACATGAAAGTAATTAAATTATATAATGTTACAATATCCTCCACCTCATTATATACTTTTTGAACCTCTCAATGATGCAGAGACTCAAAAGGTATGGAAAGAATATAAAATTCGACACGAAAAAGAATGTGAATTTGCTGAAATAGATGCTGCAGAAGTTAATACAGTTGATACATTCTCACCTTGGTTTTACAATTGGATTTCACAAGTTGCAGAGAGGCAGGAGAAGCGTATGCGTATTTTAATGGTTTGGCATTCTGAATTTCTTACATTTTCATGTCAACAGATGATTCGTCGTTCTCTTGAAGAGCGGTCATTTAAGTGCAGAGTATGGTTTCATGTTGAAGACCCTACAACAATTCAGCTTGCAATTCAAAGCAGATGCATTGTAAAACGAATGCCAACAAATATACACATTCCAATCATTAAACAACTATGAAGGTCGAAGTATATACAGATGGAGCTTGCTCTCATAATGGTAAAAAGGGTGCAAAGGCATCTTGGGCTTTCTATTTTCCAGAGAATAAACCACTTTCAAATGCTGGTCGTGTTCCCGAAGAGCAAACTCAGACTAATCAAAGGGGGGAACTTATGGCTATCAGTGAGGCAGTGAAGGCAGCAGAAATAGCATTTCCTCTTTCTGAAACTGAATTGAAAATTTATACAGATTCTATGTATTCTAAGAATTGTCTTACAAATTGGCTCTCATCATGGGTTGCAAAAAACTGGAAGACATCGCAGGGCGGAGATGTAATTCATCGCGACCTAATTGAAGACACCGCAAATCGCCTTGCTAAATTTAACTCTTACAATTTTACGTACGTAAAAGCTCATACAGGTGGAATTGATGAACACAGTCGCAATAATCATATTGTAGATCGTATGGCTTCTAAAATCATTCATCCAGATGAAGAAATTAAAGAAGTTGTTTCAAATGGCGAAGAAGCAATAGAAGGTTGTCCATTAAAATTAATGGGCGCCCCAATCGGAGAGCGAGAACTGGTAAGATGGTGTATTCTAAATTTATCAAAGCTCGACGAGAGTGAACTTGACAAGGCACTCATTTCTGCATTTACAAAAACCGTAAAGAAGAAGGGGTTTGGTGTAGAGAAGCAGCGTCTACATCGAAGCACTTTATATCGACTTAAAACGGATAACGGTTTAATTAACGAAGGATTAACAATAATAAAAGAAGAATGAGTATTACTGCATATCATTTCTGGTCACCAACTTGTGCTCCATGTAAAGCAATTAAGCCTGCAGTAGAAGACCTAAAGGAAGAATTTCCTTTTATTAATTGGGTATCAGTAAATACTCATGATGACAAGGATAATGTTTCTTCAACACACAGTGTAACGGTTGTTCCAACAATTGTTATTGAGGTAAAAAATAACGCAAATGAAGTTACTTCGGTAGAAAAGCAAGTTGGTAGCAATATTGCGCAATATTATCGTATTATTAGAACTGCAATTCGAACTAGTCAACAATCGTAGATGTAACTAGCTCTCCGTCTTTATATGCTTCGCAGACAAATTGGTCATCATCATTCACAGGTGCAGATTTTTCACTTGGTGCGCCAGCTCCTACTCCAACTTGACTAGTTTTTCCTCCCAGAACTGGAAGACACATAGTTCCGTCAGAATTCATTACTGTACCATCAGGACACTTTGGTCCCGTAGGCGTAGAAGTTGGCGGTACAGGAGCTCCTCCTGAAGAGCCACCTAGAAAAGATTTTTGAATAAAATAAGACGATGATGCAAATGTTATAGCCATTACCAGAGAGATAGGAATAGAATAGATTCCATACTTGTATGGTGCTAAACAGTTATTCTTATATAATACAGCTCCCTGTAATAAAAATACAACGCCTGTTACTACACCAAGTGCAATACTCTGACTTGTTCTTCCAGTATCCCATAACTCAATTAATAAATACCATAATACCGTCATTGACATTACAATGCCTTGAGGAGCAACCGTGTTTTCAAGCCATTCAAATCCAGGAAGAGAGCACATATTAGTGGCACCACCCTTCTGCCTTCTACGACCACCTAAGAAGGGATTTGCACCTGGTTCTTGGCGACGTCTTTCGGCTGCTTCTTCACGGGCGGCAGCGGCAGCTTCTGCTCGTTCAGTTTCCATCTGCGCTCTAAACGGATTCACAGTAGGAGCAGCAGCGGCAACAACAGGTGCAGCAGCAACAGCAGCAGCGGCGGCGGGAACAGAAGCAGCAAAAGGGTTAGCAGCAGCAATTGCAGGAGCGGCGCCAAAAGGGTTAGCAGCAGCGGCAGCGGCGGCAGCAGGAGCTGCAACAGCAGCTGCTCCAACACCAACTGCGCCAATCGCAGCTTGTGCAGCAACAGGAAGCTTCGAAAACTGCTCTACAATAAATGATAAAGCAGTTACAATTCCATCAACAACTGGTCCACCAACCATCTTATTGATAAACATACCAACCAATGCAGTAATACCTGCTATAGAATAATGATAATTACTGTTCATTAGGTCAGCAATAAATCCGTATGCAAAAAGTGTATTTGGAAGATAGAGAACCATCAACGATAAAAAGTCAATTCCAGTAGCACTATCAATGCCTGTACTAAAAGCGCCTTCTGTCCATAGTTTATGAGCATATGCTGAACCAACAACAAGAAATAATATTGCAAATACGACAGCAGAAATTCCACCGGCGTCCATTGCTTATTCTCACGATACAAAATCATGAGAAACTACAAATGAGCATCTATGGGTCAAGTTCCTCGTGGGGAGACCAATGTACGAATGCTGAACAAAGTCCAATTAATCTATCTCAGTCTGGTTCAAAACCATGCGACCTGCTATGTGAATTAACATTTGATGATACATATATTTCTCAGGCAAATGTGATAATATCTGATGAAGGTCTTATTCTTCAGAGTCAGACTGGACTAGGAAGTTGTAAATTTGCAGGAGAATCATATTCTTGTAACAGTCTGCTTGTTACACATCCCAGTCATCATACTATTGAGAATATTCAAGCTGATGCAGAGGTCATTGCTATGTTTAGTAGTCCGACTTCAGGAATGCTTTGTGTGAGTGCTTTAGTACGTGTTAATCCTAATCCAACATCATCTCTGCATTTCTTTAATGCATTTGTACCCTATGCAAGTCCTAATGCTGAATCTACATCAGTTAGTTTAGGAGAGCAGTGGGGTCTCTTCATGATGGTTCCTCCAGCTGGAGCATACTATGTATATGATGGTTCGATGGTAGTACCGCCATGCCAACAAACCAAGTGGGTCGTATTTCAGAGCATGATTAACATCGATTCATCAGACTTTGCTCTTCTTGTAAAAAACGTGATTCCTGGCTCTCGTCCTATTCAACAGCTTGGAAATCGTGAAGTTTTCTTTAATGACGTTACTCAACTACCGGGTGGTCCTATGCCGCATGACGGAAAAACATACATGAGATGTAAGCGCTCTGGAAAAAAGCCGGATGTAAAAGATGTAAAATCTGCCGGTATGCAAGATGCAAAAAATAAGGAGGATAAAAAGAAAAAACACTGGGCTCATGAATGGATATCCAATCAGATTGCAGTAAATGGTTGGATGGAAATGATTAGTGTAGTATTAATGATTGTTTCAATAGGTAGTGGAATATACTATGGATGGAGTCAATCTAAAGGTCCTTGGGGCATGTATCTAGTTATTCAGATGCAAAAATTCGCAGCTTATGTGCGTTCTTTTTTTATGAAACCAATGGCTCCTATTTTTACATCTGAATCTTCTGTTTGATTTTAGCGACGCTCATCCCAGCATGTCTGATGCTCCTCAGGAGCTCCCCACACTGTTCCATCCTCCTCCTCCTCACCAGACTCTGCACCATACTTAGCATCAAGCTCCTCAATAGTAAGCTCGCGCTTCTCCTTCCGAGTCTTAGGAACCACAGTCTCCCATACTCCCTCTCCATCATCCAACAGGTCATCTGGATTATCAGACTTCTCGAGTGGACGAGACTCAAATATCTCCTCCTCGGGCTCAGCAAAGCGGTGAATATTGCGAAAACGCGGGAGAACAAATGGAGTGTCCTCGGTCCGCTTCACATGAACATTCTCCTCCTTCTCTCTGTCTAGAATCGCCTTGTCTCTGTCAGACTTCTCTTTCCACTCTGAGGCGAGCTCATTGAACTTGCGACCGCTCCAGTTTGCCCGTTTTACAGGTGAACTCACGAGAGTAGGAAAGTTCTCCTCCGTATGCTCGAGACCACGCTCCGCCTCCTTTCGAGCCTCCTCGTCTGCTGCTTTCTTTTGCTGCTCCTCAATCTCCCATTGGGGCTTGAAGTATGGCCGACGGGGCTGACGCGGGGCTCGGCTAAATGGGTTTCTAGTCTCCATTGTTTGCTCAGTTGATTGCTTGTTTCGCATGTGTGGCGGTATGTAAGGCATTTTACTTATTACAATAGTCACTATACTTCCAAATAAATCCGTTTTCCATTTTCATATCGAAAACGAAAGTATCCAAGATGACAACTTCTGTCAGTAAAATGACGAATGGAGTTGTCATTTCTATCAATGGTTCAATTGGAGATATTCAAGTTCCGACAAAGACAATCGATGTTTTAGAATGGATTCGCAAAAAATATAAGAATACCGAAATTCAATTTCAGGGAAAGATTCAAGACCCTATCAAAGATACACAATGGTTGTCTATCTTTGCTGGAGTAAACGGGTCGGAAGAAAATATCAATCAACATATGCTTCCTTCTCCATTTGACGAAGAATCGTATACCGGGCAAATCATAATCCTTGCAACAGAAACCGAAGAGCAGGATGAATATGATGCAAATATCTCAGCATATGTAAATCTGAAGTCAGATCATTATGAAACTATTTATCAAGAATGGACGGCCGATGAGAGTGATTCGAATGGAGAAATTGTAGAAAATGATGAAGATGAAGAAGCTGAAGTTGAAATTGAAGAAGAAGAGGAGGAAGAAGTTGTAAAAGAAG